CCAACATTATTTTAAACTACTAATAACTAATCCTGCTGTAATAATTATACTACAAAAGATCATACATTCGCATAAATCTTTAATCATTTCTTCTGTCATAACTCTTTTTTTTTACTAAATAATTAAACTGACTTTATAAAACTTTCTATCCTTTTAAATTCATCAGTAGCAATCCCAGCGTAAGCTATTGCTATTGCATCCGCACAATGTTCCATTTTTTTCATTGGCTCACCTTTTCTTAATTGCCATCCATCGGCTTCAGGATGTCCTTCATAAGCCCAATCAATCATTTCTTGCTTAGAAGCTGTCTTCTTGCCCACAGTCGCTTGTTTTACCTCTATTGGAGTAACTTGTATAGGACTTGGAGAAAGTGTCGCTATAAGCATACAAACAATGCCATACGACTTCGCAGCACTACTATTCTGACTTCCAGATGGTGTTTCAACGAAAATTACATCAGGTTGTATTACATTAAGGTGTTTTCTTAAAAATCCTAGAGTTTGAGAACATCTATCTATTGTATCAGAACTAGCTCTAACAGACTTGCTTTTAGTCTTTTCTGTTGATACCATATCAATCCCTTGCACAGAAAAAACGCCTTTGCAATATTCGCCCCAAGCAATACCTGTATTAGCTAAAGAACTATCTATTGACAAAAATCTCATAATTCTCCTTTTATCGTTTTTAAGAAATACTTAACTTCTTCTTCTAATTTATTTATTGCATCAACTTTATATCCTGTGTCTATATAATTATCTACTTGCCTTAATGAATGAAGTATTGTTGAATGATCTCTACCTCCTAAAAACATACCTATTTCTTTTAAACTTGGCAACTCACCATACTTTCTTAGTAGATAAATAGTTATAAACCTAGCAATTTTTATATTACCTTTTCTGCTTTTACTCTTTACTTGTTTAGGTGTTACTTTGAAGTCTCTGCAAACCATTTCTAATATGTTGCTATCAATATCCTTAGATAACTCCATCATTCTTTGTATTTCGGTAACACTATAATTTTCTATGATATATAGTGCTGCTCTTAAATCGTTGTAATTCATAATAATTTGTTTTGTTTCCACTAAATTACACTTTATTTGTTAATATCCAAACATTTCATCTGTAATTCTCTAACTTTTTTTAATTTTTCTTTTATTTCAGGCTTATTATACTTGAATTGTTGTCTGATTAATTGTACTTCAATCCTGATTAATGCTTCGATGTCTAGTTTCTTTGATTGTCTTGTTTTCATGTTAAAATAATTCTGTTTGTGTAATATCTTGTTTTCTTATAATTCCTAAAGCTGTTTCAAATATCGTCTTTCCAGCTTCATAATCTACCAAGTTTCTTAAAACACATCTATAACCTCCTATACTTGCTTTACATTTTATATCATGGAACTCTTCTAGTCTTTGATGTTCGTTAATTCCTTGCCCTATACCTACTGGCGGTCTTTCCCCTATATCTTGTGGCAATTTAAAATTAGTCCAATACAAATGCCTTCCTCTTTTTTGTGCAGGGATTAGTGGTTCGTAATAAGGAATAACATTCTCAATACACCATTTACCTTCAAAAAAAGTATTTAAAAAAATAATCTCTTGATATAATTTCATATCTGGATATTGCATTTTTCTTGTTGTTTTCATGCTATGTTGGATTCTACTATGAGTTGGACATGGAGGAGAAGCCCAAATAAAATCAAACTCCTTGTAATGGTCTAATAAATATTGATGAGCATCAGCTACTATAACAGTATCATCAGGAAATCTTTCTTGATATAGTTTAGCTAACTCAGGGTCGTATTCAACGGCTGTTACTTGAATATCATCTTTTACTTCGTTCCATTTGTATCTGTTTCCGCCTAAACAAGCGTATAAATTTAAAATCTTCATTGGTTTGTTTTCTATTGTTTTCATGTTAAAAAGGTTTTTCTAAGTTAGTGTTTTGAGGGAAGTCAAATACTGATTTTTGTTTTATTGGCTCTATAATTTCAGTATCATCTCCTTCCCATATCTTCTGTATTGCTAAATTACAATTAAATTCTAAGTTTTTTAATTCTCCTGATCTATTCTTTTTTATTAAATACATAAATAATCCTTTAGTGCTATTACCATCTGCATCTTGCATAATGTCGTAATATTCAGGTCTATAGCAGAATCCAATTATGTCTGCATCTTGCTCAATCTCTCCTGAATCTCTTAAATCTGACATCTGAGGTACTTTCCCTTCTCTTTGTTCTACTTGTCTTGACAGTTGAGATAATAAGGCTATTGTAATACCTTCTTCTTTAGCTAAGACCTTTAAAGACCTAGTTATCTCTCCTATCTCATTGTTTCTATTGCCCCTGTAATTAGTACTCGGTTTAATTAACTGTAAATAATCTATAACTATGAAGTTTAGGTCTTTATTCTTATTTGCTCTTTGAACTGTTGCTCTTATTTGATCTACAGTTATTCCTGACCTATCGTCAATGTAGAATTTATTATTAGAACTTAACCATTTAGTCTTCTGCTCTATTCTTTCTAGTTCGTATGAATGAAGCTGACCTTTTTTTATTTTACCTAGTTCTACTTTAGATTCAGCAGATATAATTCTTTGCATTATCTGTTCTTTAGGCATCTCTAAACTAAAAAATATTGCCTTACCACCACTTTTTACTGTATTGATACATTTCTGTATAGCAAAAGCTGTTTTTCCCATAGCAGGTCTTCCTGCAAGTATCATTAAGTCGCCTTTTTGGTAGCCATCAAGTAACTCGTCAAGCTGAGAAAATCCAGTAGCCGTACCACTAAGTCCTGTGCTATTCATTCTATCTCTAACTCTCTCTAATGCGTTAGCTATCAAGTCGGAAGATTCATTTAATGATGATTCTGCTGACTCTATGCTAACCTTATCTATTAAATTCTTTATTTCTTGAAGTCCTTTAGTCGAACTCAATTCTCTTGAATTTACTCTTTGAGCAACCAACATACACTCATCTGCTAAAGTCCTAGACCTATAAGATTCAATCAGAGTAGCTAACACAACGTACCATTCTTTTACGTCATAAGTTTCTACATCCTTAGATTGAGTGGCTGTAATCATATCTACATCAATATCATACTTCCTTCCCAACTCAAAGAAAACATCGATTGAGTACTTTTTTAAACCTTCTTCTTTCTCAATTGTTTCACAAAGCTGATATATCTTACCAATTTCTTGATTAGCAAAATACTCAGGTCGCAACAATTCTAATGCTTCTTTTCTTTTTTTAGGAGATTTAAGAATGTTACCTATTATTTTTACTTCGTTCATTACAGATTATTTTTGTTAAGTGTGAATCCTGTTTGTTTTTCTTCTGCTAATTTAGGAATATTATCCCAGAATAATCCATTCCATCCGTTAGAAATTGACGTATCAACTACAAACTCGCAACTCGCAACTGAATTTTGATTTATTTTTTTTATTAGGGAATCAATAGTTGATTGTCTTAATGGTTTTCTTATTTCTTTTCTATAATCAATCCAAGACTCTAGTATGTGTCTTTTAGAATCATCAACACCATCTAAAACAACTTTACTATTATTCTTTTTATTCTTTATTTCTTTAGTTGTTGTCGTTTGATTGTCGTTTGATTGTCGTTTGATTGTCGTTTCGCTATCTGAACTTTGATATAAGTCATATTTAACAACGGTTACAGAAGTATTTTTGTTTGTCGTTTTTACCGTTATTTCTCCTGACTTCTCAAGTCTACCTAAGCAAGTTCTAACCGACCTAACAGACAGTCCAGTTTCTTTAGCTAGATTACTATAACTTGTAATCATTTCACCTCTACTTATAGTGTTACCTTGCCATTTCTTTTCTTCGAAATTAACACTTAAAAGTAGGTGCAACCATAATCTCATTGTATTGGGTTCTGAATACCATTCCCAATCTAATATATCCCTATGTATTTTAATCCATCCTATCATCTTAAATTCTTTCTAATATTACTAATGCTTTTCTCATGTCTTCTTCTTCAATCATTTCTTCTTCGTGCCAAACTCTCAATATTTTTCTAAGCTTAGCTTTAAAGTTGTTCTTTAATTTTAATTGAAGATTCATTGCAAAATACTCGTCTGCTATTATTTCTTCATAAGTAGCTAGATTCATAAAAACATAGTCTTCACCTTCTTGCCTTATAAACATATATCCTTGAGAGCCATAATCCTTCCTGAGGATGTATTCTCTACCTACTTCTAATTGCATAATTCCACCTCCACTAGTCTTTCTCTAAGTCGATAAAGCTCATTTTTAGACTCATAACTTGCTGAAATACACTCATCAGTATCTATGTCTAAAAACCAAATACACCCTTCTTCATGATGTAGGTATTGATATATAGGAGATTCATAAAAACTTTCCATAACATAATAATGTCCAACCCAAAAATCCATGTCTTGATTTTCTACTTCTTTGTATTTACTTCTTAATACTGTTAATTTTAAACTCATATTCTACTTTTGTTTAATGTTTTAAATATTATATGCAAAAAAAATTACTCTTTAACTAAAAGAATACTTCCAATCTTTTTTGACTTTAAGTTTCCTCTATTTAGTTTTTGGTAAACAGCTTGAACTGTTACTCCTTTTAATTTAGCAAATTCTGCTACTGTTAAATATCCTTCTAAATCCATAACTACTTATTTATACGTGTTTAAATGATTAAATGTTGCGTCAGCTAATATAAAAACATTTTTTTTAATAACAAACTTTTATTTTCAAAATCTTTTTTATAAATTTGAGTATTCTTAAACAAAAACAAATTATTATGAAAGAAGGAATTTACAGTAAGTTAGCATTAGTTCAGCAGGAGCTAGTTTGTCCAAAAACATTATATAATGCATTTGGAAAGTATCATTATAGGTCAGCAGAAGGGATAATGGAAGCATTAAAACCTTTATTGCAGAAGTATAAATTAGCACTAACAATAGCCGACCAAGTTCATGAAATTGGAAATTATATGTATGTAGAAGCGACAGTTGTTATTCATGACACTGAATCGGATGAAAGAACAGCAGTTACAGCTCAAGCGGGAATTGACCCAAACAAGAAAGGTCAGGATTTATCTCAATGCTTCGGTTCTAGTTCATCATACGCTAGGAAATACGCCTTAAACGGTATGTTCTTAATTGATGACACTAAAGATGCTGATGCAACTAACACTCATGGTTCAGGAGAAAATAAAAAAGCAAAACAGAAGCTTACTACCCAGATAATAAAAGCAATGAAAGATGCTGTTGCTAAAGGGAATGTTGCTCAAGTTAAAGAAAGGCTAGAAGCTTATGATTACACTGATGCACAAAAGAAAGATATATTAGGTTGAATAAACGCAATAAATGTATTAAATGATAAAGGATATATATACAATAGAGATTGATGGAAAAGTTTTAGCAGACCTTATAAAAAAAGGTTTGCTACGTCCATCTGAAATAAAGATGTTAAAAATAGAATACAAAGATGAAACAGTTTAAAATAAGAGCATCAGCAGTTGGGCAGATTATGTCAGACCCAAGAGCAAAGAAAGACAAACTATCTGCAACCACTATGACTTATTGTCAAGAATGGTTAAAAGAACAGATTTACGGAGTTAAAAAGTTTAATTCCAATAAATATACTGAGAAAGGTATTCAGATGGAAGATAAAGCTATTGAGTATTTATCTAAATTAAATTCTGATTTTTATATAAAAAACGAAGAATCTTTTGAAAATGACTTTTTAACAGGAACGCCAGATATAATATTAAATGATACGATCATAGATGTTAAGTGCTCTTGGAACATGTGGACTCATCCATTATTTGAAGAAGAACTACCTACTAAAGACTATTATTATCAGTTACAAGCTTATATGCACCTTACAGGAAAAAAGAAAGCTAAAGTTGTTTACTGTTTAATGGATACTCCTGATGAACTATTAAATCCTTGGTCAGACGTTCCTTATTCATACGAAGGATTGGATTCTAAATACAGAATAAAGACTTTTGATATTGAATATGACGAAGAAGTTATCCTGAAAATTGAAAACAGAGTTTTAGAATGTCGTGAATACATAAATGAATTGAATGAGAAACTTGATAAATAAGAATACCGACAAAGAAGACGTTATTGAGAAAGTGATGGACTTTGTTATAAAAACAAATACAGACTTAGAAACTAAAATACACGCAACTAAGTCCATATTATATAAATCATACAATATTAACGTAGATTATTCTGTTATTAAAAAAAGATTTAATGACTTATACCGATAGAAGCATATTTATGTGTACCTATGTCTTTGAAGTTGATCTAAGCACGTCTAAGATCAAATCTAAGAGCATTAAAGTAGTAAAGTATGTCATAGCTAAAGGAAATGGAATTGAAGGCATTAAAAAGGACGAATGGGCGTTAAATAGAGCTATTAGTCTTGGTGGCTTAAAAGGAAAGAAAGTAAGTCTTAAAGAAATAATAATTGATAAATATTTGTCAGAAAGTTTTGTTTGATAAATATTTTTTGTAAATTAGCTAAATAGCGGGGTGGAGAAGTTGGTTAACTCGCTAGGGATAACAGCCTAGATAGCGTAGGTTCGAGTCCTACCCCCGCAACGAGCCGATATTGGCTTTTTAACCTTTGACTAATACGGTTAAACACACAATTGTCCATAAGAAGAGAGGGTGGAATTTTATAATTAATCTTATTAAAATTGCGGAAACCACCCTCTTTTTTTACATCATAAAGTGCAATATCATGTACTTTTAGGTGATTTTATTTGTTATTTAGATTTAAATACGCTTAAAAATGCAGTTTACTACACTTTATTAAATCTTGACAAGCTCCCAAGACTGCTGTTTTCAGAGTGAGTAAGCCATCTCATGTTGTTGTATTTCCCCACTAAAAACCCATTATCGTTTCTTCTTTAAATCAAAATATATATTCTTCCTTTCTATTTCATTACTCCACTTAGGTATAATCTCTAAAGAGAATCCTGAGTACGATGTAGAGAAGTTCTCTTGTTGCCACGCACTTGCTGGTGCAAAACTCATATAATTTGTGTAATCAAACTTAACAGTTCTTTCGTAAGCAACCCTATGTAAATCTCCCTTGCAAACATGAATATGCTTAGCCTTAATTTCATGGTGGTCAATATAGTTATTAATCCAATTGACTGTCTTATCATTCAAATAAAAAGGCATACCATGCTTCATGTGTAACTTAGATTTCCCATGAGTAACTAAGAAACAATGGTCACCCCAATAGAAATGCTCCATGAATTTATTGAGTATCTCTGTTTTTACATTACCCTCAAAACAAAGGTCTGTCATCTTCTCAACAGTTCTATGAATCATCCAAGAGAAATCTCCTGAGTGATTGTCGTTAGTAACAGATCGTATTATGTATTTTTTGGCTACTCCCGATTCTACAATACGCCTAATAAGATTGAATCTACCTTCTACACAGACATCAAAAACCTCTTTGTTATTCATGTTCTGAGGTAATTTATGACCACCTCTAGTAGTATATCCATTCCATCCATCAGCTAAATCCCCTAAATCTTCTAATATTAACAGTTCAAAAGTACCATACTCCTTGTATTGCTTTATTACTTGATCATAAACCTTGTCTAAGTTTTCAAAAAAAACCTCTTTGTTATATTCATACCCAAACATGGATTCATCATCAGAATTAGGTTCTAAACCAACGTGTGCGTCTGAAATAACGACTTTTAAGGCACTTTCAAATGCTATTTCATTAGATACTACATTGATAGGCTTATAATCGCTTAAAACGCTTCTAACAGTGTCTTCTACATCTTCTAAAGTAATACCTGAATCTTCATCCTCAGTTACCCTAACAGACATATTATGTCCATTGTATTCACCTTTAAACCAATATCCACTAACTTTTTCTCTAGGAATTCCTTTTGCTTCACAAAATTCTTCAATAGATGAGTTGTCTTGTCTTTTCTTGCAACGTCTAACATAACTCTTAATAGCGTTAAAGTCAGAGTCTTCTAAGTTGTATTCAGAAATAATTGCCCTTGCTAATTTCCCATTAGTTAACCCTAAGTTACTTAGTATAAAACTATCATATTGATGCCACTTACTCATATACACAAATTACTAAATATTATTTAAAACATCTAGTAACTTGTTGTAAACTTCTCCATCAATTTTCCCGAAAGCGTAGAATATTCCAGACACTAAAGCAACAGCGAATGTAATAAACCCTGTAAGCCTAGCATAGTCATATTGACCAGCAGGAGTGTCATTTTCTTCTAACTTGTTTTTTTTGAACGCTTTGTGTAAATGTTTAATATCAGAAACACCGATACCAAACCTCTTAGCAAGTTTTAAACCCGCTTCTATTAACATTACAATCTTCATATCTATGGTTTTACTATTTTAATCTTATCTAATCCAGTTGTTCTAATATCAAAATGAACCCAAGTAGGAGCATAAGCACCATCCTCTATAGTAGTTAGACCTAAGTCTAAATATATAGATTCATTTTTCGTTATATCGTATCTGATCTCATCAGGAGTAGCATCTTTACAAGTTATATCAAATCCTCTTCCAAATCTATGTTGGCTATAAGTTCCACCTATTACACAATGAATAGGTCTGAATCCTCTATAATTTAAACTCCCTCCAGATTTCCAGTTATTAACTGTAGTAGAACCAAATCTATCTCTAAAGAATTGTAATATAGGAAATGCTTTAGGATCTAAAAACCATATAGAAGAATCTCCAAACTTCTCATAAGTTCCCTTATCTACTAACTCATGAACGTAAAAATTCTTGCTTACTTTCATTATACTAAATCTGTTTTAGCCAAATTAGCATTATCCATTCCTCTAGCTACTAACTCTGAAATAGCTAAATCATGTAAATTATCAATAGTTACTTCATTAGGTAATAGAACATCAGTTAAAAATCTATTGTAAATCTCATCATAAACTCCATTAATTGGAGAAGCTCCTGCTGTATATTCAGCTTTTGAAGGATAAACGAAATATTTAATTGATGCTCTACCATTAGGTAACAACTTAAATTCTAATCTAATGTAAGCAGAAGTTACGTCTACTCCTGCTAATGTGCTTACTGTGTTTGTGTTATTTATAGCCATTGTTATTAATTTTAATTATGTTAAAATTCTTGCACATTTTCATTATACTAAATCTATCGTTAATTTCGCTCCATCAAAACCTCTAGAAACTAATTCAGCTACGACTAAGTTATGGATATTTGCTCTGCTAGTATCTGCTATTTGTCCAGTATTAAAGTGGCTAAAGTCCAAGTCCAAGAAGTCTTGTATAGGTAATGAGTTAGCTTCAAAAGAAGCCTTGTCTTTATATACATAAAGGATAACATCAACAGAGCCATCATAAATATCTTTAGAAATTACTCTGATATAAGTACTAGCTAAT